GTTGTCGTCCTGAACCTGAAGCGCAGCGCCGTCCGTGACCAGAGCGCGGTCGGGCAGGCGGATGCGGAGGGTCGAGCCGATCTTAGCGCCTTCAACGGCGAACGAGTCGTCGTACTGGCGGTTCACGTTGCGGGTAATCACCAGGTTGTTCTCAAGGATTTCGAGAGACTTCCGGGTGATCATGTCGATGGTAAGAAGGCTGTTAGCCATTGTTTTACACTTTCAAGAGCTAGCGGTTGCGCTGCGCTTCCTGCTTCTTAATCTGACGCATACGCTCGGCTTCGATCCACTCCGACGTGCTCATGTTCTTCATTGAGCGGGGGTCGGTGGTATCGTAAACCTGCTTGCCAGACGATCTGGCATTTGCAATCGGATTAATAGGCGCGGGAGCATTTGAGGTCTTTTTAATCGGAGGGCTTGCAGCCAGTTTGGCTTCAATTCGACCGATTTCTCGCGCTTGCAGGATGGGCGGAAGGGCAGCGATACGGCCAGCTTCCTTCGGGTTGGACCCAAGCCAGTAGATGACATCGGGGCCGTTGTCCGAAGACTGGATCGTCTGGGCCATCACATCCGTGACGGGGAGGTTTGGGTTGTACGCGACCTGTTCAAAGTCGTCGTAGCGGACCCGCGCGTCCTCTTCCTTTTCGTGATAGACATCCAGAAGCTGAGCTTGCTGCTTTGCTGTCTCGCGCCGGGCCAACATCTCTTGAGCTTTGCGTTCAGCCAACGCTTCCGCGTAAGCCTGTGCATTGTCAAAATCGTTAACGTCGGGCGGTGTGACTGAGACGGCCCTTCGGGCCTCAAAGTCCGCAACGCGCTGGGCCTGCTCTCGTTCCCACTTACGCTGTTCGCGTGCAAGACGCTTTCCGACAATGGCGTCAAGTTCTTCCTGTGTGAAAGACTTTGAGGCTTCCGTCGTGGATTCATCCGGCTGGGTATCAACAGGAACAGGAGCTGCCGTGGCTTCTGCAACCGGCGCGGTGTCATCCGCTGGTAGGTCTAGAGCTTCATCGCTCATATGCTATGTGTCCTTTCGGATACCTGGTGAACCTCACCAGTACGGTTAGGGCTTGACATTACGACAAGGCGTCGTTGGCGTCAAATATCTATCGCGGCGGGAGCTAGCCCTGCACAATGACAATTGACCAGTTGGGACCAAGCAGCGCAAGCGCCTTGTCGGTCAGGGTGTCGTAGTCCGCTGACGGCGTAATGTCTTGCGCGGCAATTGGTGCTTGAGCCGCCCAAAACGCCGCCTGATCAACGTAAGTGTTCAAGACACCCTTAAGTTCAGTGATGATGTCGATGTGGGCGGCATTCTGGTTTAACGAGTTTAACAACAGCTTCATAACGGACCTCAAATTTTGTTAAAGTACGGCGACAGATTGCGGTTTGGCGATAAGGGCTTTCCCATCGTGCCTGCAATACGCGCAGTAGTTGAAGCGTGTGGAACACAGAAAACTCGCCCATCCGGCAAAAGAACGCTGCCAATATACGCGGCAAGCCCCGGATAAGTTCCAGCAGGCGTAGTTAGCGTATTTGTTACCGGGTCGTATATGCGCGCAGTCGTTGAATTATGCGGTGTACAAAAAACGCGCCCGTCCGGCAAAAGAGTGCCGCAAAAGAAATTAAAACCCCCCGGATAACTTCCGCTTGGCGTAGTCAGTGTGTTTGTCACAGGGTCATATATGCGGGCGGTCGAAGAATTAAGTGGAACACAAAAAACACGACCATCCGGCAAAAGGACACCTCCCGCAAAACCGAACGACCCCGGATAAGTCCCGCTTGGTGTAGTCAAGGTGTCCGTTGCGGGGTCATAAATGCGAGCAGTTGTAGAATTGGCAGGGACGCAAAAGACACGACCGTCTGGCAAAAGAACGCCGCCAAGAAAACCTGTTGACCCCGGATAGGTTCCAGCAGGAGTGGCTAACGTGTCCGTTACGGGATTATAGATGCGGGCGGTTGTAGAGTTGGCGGGAACGCAAAAGACGCGCCCGTCTGGCAAAAGAACGCCGCCAAGAAAACCTGTTGACCCCGGATAGGTTCCAGCAGGAGTAGTTAAAATGTTTGTTGCAGGATTGTAAATGCGCGCGGTCGTAGAGTTTTCTGGAATGCAAAAAACGCGGCCATCCGGCAAAAGAACCCCGCCAAGAAGCCCTGAAGTACCTGGATACGTTCCGCTTGGCGTAGTCAGCGTGTTTGTCACAGGGTCGTATATGCGAGCGGTTGTAGCGCTGGCAGGGACGCAAAAAACGCGTCCGTCTAACAAAATAACGCCGCCTGAATACGCAGTGGAGCCGGGGTAAGTTCCGCTAGGCGTAATATTTCCTTCCCCTGAAGGGATAGAATTTACGGCCATCCGTGTTAACAGGTTAGAAAAAGCTGTCCAGTTAGCCCCAACTGTGCTGCGAGCATTTACTTGGGTATTAATTCCCTGCCAGCCGTCATAGTCCACACCCTCCACGCCGTGAGGCGAGGAGTCCGGCATTGGCGGGGCAAGCGGAAACCCCACAATCTCGCTGCGTCTGCGAGGTGCATAGGCGTCAGTGAGGTTGTTTGCGGCGCGAAGCATTAGGCGTACTGCCTTACCCAGCCCGTCAACGACACGGTCTTGGTAGCCGTCACGGCAACAAGGGACTTGGCGACCAGTTTGCCGCCGACCGGGATGTAGATCACCTTGATGGCGTCGGGCGAGACGTTGCCCACAATGTTCAGGGCGTTAACGATGGCCGCAGCGCCGTCAGTGCCGGACAGCGTGACCGCGCGAGCAGTGCCAATAAGATACTGGACAGCCGACACTTCAACGCCGAGCTGAATGTTGACTGTTGCAGTGTCGTCGGAGCACAAGTTCAACGCTTCAAGGCGAACCGCCGCCGAGCCTGCGCTGTTGTCGTACAGCGTCACCCAATTCGTGGCGTCCGTTGTGATAATGGTCTTGTTTACGCCAGCAACGCCGGACGGATAAACGGGGGAGGTTGCCATGTCCTAATCCTTGTTAAAACGCGCCCAAAAGCGTTGATGTGATGACCGTTGAAGCGTTGGTGTTCAACGCCGCGAAGTTGCCTGTGCTGGTCTGCGTGGTCGTAAACGTGTTTGCCACGCTAATGATGTACCCGCGCAGCGTGCTGACCTCGTAGACGGACGGGCTACCGGCTGCCTGACTGTCCGCGCCGAACAGGACCGCGCTGTCGTTGATAGTCGCGTCCAGCGTAAGGGTCTTAAGGTTGATGTCAGCCATGTGTTAGCCCCAAGTCAAAAAGTTGCCCGCGCCCCAGACCAGATAGTTACCCGCACCCCAGACGAGGCCGTTGCCCGTGGGGCCGGGGCCAAACGCAATGCGCCCGGTCGCCAGCGTCGTGGACGCCAGCAAGCCAAGCCCAAGACCGTTTCGGACGGGGATGCCAAAGCTCATCGGATGTTGATCGGCTTCGCGTACAGCGTGCCGCCCGTGCTGACCTGTATGGCGCTGACGCGCCAAGGCGCTCCAGTGCCGCTAGGTACGACAAAGGGGACCGGCGTGTTGGCCGGCAGCGGTGTGCCGTTGGCTGTCGTGGCGGTCACGCCCTCGCCAACCAAGATGTAGCACGCCTGATCGGACCAGACGACGACGCCCTGTGGGCCAGCGGGCCAAGTGCCAGTCGAGCCAGCGGTGCCGGTGAAGGACACCGTGCGCGCTACAAACTGGTCGCCAATAAGCGGGTTCAAAAGTTCCATATCAGAGCCTCACGCCAAGAAGCGAAGTTTGTAAAGGGTCGTCAGGTACAGACCGACGATCTCGTCGATGATGTTCTGGATGGCCGTCTCGTCCTTGCTACAGACCTTATACCGGGCGTCTTCAAGCTCAGCCAGGCTGTCGGTCAGGAACTCCACGATATTAGATGTCTTTTTGGCCGAATGCAACGTGATGGGGCCAACCAGCCCGTGCCGCCCTTGATACGCTTCGGCAAAAGAGTCGGCCAGACCGACAATCTCGTCGTAGAAAGTGTTCAAGGCCATGTGTTTGGCATAGCTGCGCGTGTTCAGGTGGACGGAATGGGCCACATCCCGCGCCAAGAACATGCAGCCAATAAATTCAGCGGGTTTCATTG